GGTATAGTTGCGTCACTTAATGTGAATGTAAAAAGGTCGGAAAAAATGAACTGATTGGTATTCAAAAGTGCGATGAGGGAGGCGCTAGCTGTTTTCATATTAAACTTTGTTTTTTACACTTCCTGTGAAGCCTAATTTCTGCAAATCCCATAGGCCTCGCATTGCATTATTAAAATCGAGTGAATCATCGGTAAAACGGCAACGGTAATAATAAGTACCATTCCATGCGACTGCTACATTTGCGCCAGGTGCTGAATTAAACGTGATTAATCCAGTTGATCCAGTTGTGTAATTTGCAGAATTTTGAGTAACGCCATTGAATGTAATTGATGTTAAAGCTAGGACATTTTCAACAGGCTCGTTAAATGTAAATCCACCAGCGCCGTATGTTCTACATAATTGGAATAATGTATTTGACGCATTACCAGTGCCAATTGAAACGGCGGTCGCCGTATTGTCATTAGAATTTGAGAATAAGAATGAGTCAAACGCGCCATTTCTGGCTAAATAAAATCCCATTAATTGCTGTAACTCTGTATTAGTTGGCGACCAATTGGAATCACGCAATAAATCGTAAGCAACGGTAAATGTCCACAATGGATATTGTGCGCCGCGTGATCTGTACTCATTGCCAGATACGGCACGTTTAACCATTGTATTAAAGCTAGGCGATGTTACTTGATCCCAACTTAAACCAACTAATGTAGGAAATATTGCTTGGCCCATTATGTTTTCACCGGAGTAAAGTTACGTGCTTGTTGAGTGAGTGCGGCCGCTAAATGATGTCCGTTGTCGATGAAGAATTTCTTAACTCCGCCAGCATCAATAGCATTTACTGTGAAATTAACGTGTCCAGATTGTGCATGGCCGCCTTTTTCAAAGAAGTTACGCATTTGTTCTGAAATTCCAGCAGGTAGAATTGTTTCGTTTGCGTGTACTAAATTCAATCGGTCTTTGTCTACCTTCCATTCACCGCCAGCCGATGACATTACACTTCCAGCAACACCGGCAACTACAGCCATACCACTAGCGGCGGCGGCTGGCGCAATAAACGGCCCTATATACGGAATGCCAGCTAGAGCCTTATAAATACCAGCAAAAGTTTCAGCGGCATAGTTCATGATGTTTTTAATGGCAGAAAATGCGCTTTGGAATATAGATTGACTTGATTCAGTTTGTCCAGCGGCTATTCTTGCGGCTACTCCAACTTCTTTAGCTGATGTTTGCGCCGCCTCATTGGTAATTGTTGCGCCCAATATTTGGTCAAGACCATTGGTGATAGTATTAACGAAACTATCGATCAATTTACCAATCATTGTACCTGGGCCGAATATCTTTTCTGCAAACTTCTGCGCGATGACTTGTTGAAATGCATGGATTACATTTAATGCAAAGTTTTTGAGTAAATCAGACCATTTTTTAACGCCATCCATCATGTCAAATGTTAATGATTGAAATGAACTTTGAATAGATTGATCTGCTTGTATTGAATACTGTTTACGTTGCAAAACTGCCGCATTACTAATTTTCGTCATCTTGCTTTCGTGTTGACGTTCCGCTTCCTCTTTACGTGCATTACCGTCTAAATTTGTTTGAATAATATCTTTAGTTACACGTAATTCTTCCGTAAGTTTGCGCTGATTATATTCAACAAGAGCCTGGTAACCTTTATTTTCTTCGTCTTGTTGCATTGCAAATGATGTTTGCGCGTCTATTTCATGCAAACTTTCCATTTGCTTAATGGTTTCTTGCTCTAAAGCAATCTTGGCGTCAGCAGCGGATTTAGCATCAGTTGCAAGTGTCGTGTTATTGGCCGCCAGACGAGCATTTTCAGCATCGCGTTCTTGTGAGTTATTAGAACGTTCTAGGTCACCACGTTGTTTAATTAAAACGTTTATTTCACCTTCCAACTTAGCGCGTTCAATCTGTATTTTCAATGCTTCGCGCTCGTCAATAGGCGTACGTGCATTAGTATCATCAAGTTGTTTTTTCTTAGCCGCAATAGATGCGTTAATGCTTTCTGTTTCAATGGCTAATTTATTGGCATAATATTGTTTTGTGGTGATTAGACTATGTGCATAATCATCGTCAGAAATAGATTGTTCTTCCTTAAGCGTTTCTTTTTGCAGATTTAAATCAGACTCAGCCATCTGTTTTGAATAAGCAAGTTTCTCTTGCTCTACTTGGGCGGCTTGTTGCGCTTGAGTTTTATGAATATTGTATAATTCTGAATTAATGGCGCGGCGTAAGGCTAAATCAGCTTTTGAATGTCCAGTTGCTAAAGTAAGTTTGTGTTGCCAGAAAGCCTCATCTTCATCGAGTGATGTTTTGAAGTAATCTTCTTCAGCTTCCAGTTTTTGCTTTAATTCGTCTTTCCATACCGCAAGACGAGTATCTCCTGTATTTTTTTTCTCTGGTGACTCTTGTTTTAATTTTTTAGTTTTAGCTTCAGGTGTATTATCTGCTGACTTGTAACCACCAGCCATAATATTATTAATGTCATCATGTGATTTTTGTGCGGACTCGGTAATTTTTGTATAAGCATGATCAACAATAGCGGTGATTTCATCAGTGCCAGATTTCCATGCAGCCTTAACGCCAGACCAGTCACCGCGCAATGCGGCATCAGCAACTGAGGCAAATGTTTTTAGTGTTGATGTTGTTAGTGATATCATTTCAGCAATAATGGCGAAAGTTATCACAAATGCATTTCTAAAGCCAACGATGAAAACTTCAATAACTTGAAGTGTGTCTTTGAATAATTCAAATGCAGTTGGCACTTCACCGCCACTACCCATTGCAAGATTAACAACTTCACCGATTGCTTTAAATCCATCGGCAATCACTTCCCATGTTGATGTAACAATATCTTTTAATGCGCCCATTGCAACGGAAAGAGCCTCAACTGATATCCGTACAGAATCCATGAAAATAGGGCCATTTGATAGAGCACCTTCGGCCATTTCCGTTAATGCCGGATCAAGTTCTCTACCAATGGTTATGTATAAACCATGTAAAGCTTCACCAAGTAATGTAGTTTTAAAACTAAAATCCTCAGCAGCATTAACATCTTTTTCTGACAATACTAATCCAAAGTCTTTAGCTACTTGTGTAGCCTCTTGCATACGTTCTTTTGTTAGCTTCATTAAATCTGCGGCAGTAATAAAACCGCGACCCAACAATTGAGAGGCTATTGTATTTCTACTTGTGCCAGCTTCATATTCTGCAAGCTTTGCTGTGATCTCACTAATAACAGTTGTTGCATCTTTAACCTTACCGCTAGAATCTTTAACTGATATACCATACTTCTCAAATGCCGCTTGGTTAGTATTCATTCTCAATGCGATACGCGCTGCGATATGTTCATAAGATTCCGAACTTATACCTACCGCCTTAAGACCAGTATCTAATATAGATAATGATTCAGTCGTGCCACCAAGAATGCGTTGCATCTTGCCGATTTCTTCACCATATTCAGCGAATGCATGAATAGATTCAGTAATGGCTTCCTTTACTTTCTCTAAAGCAACTTCAGCAAAACGCTCAAGAGCTTGACCAGCGGCAACGGTTAATGCGCTGAAGCCAGACATGGATTCGCCAGCCTTGCCCATTGACTCCTCAATAGTATGGCCTAATCCGCTTAACTTGGCCTCAGCATCAGATGTGGTAGCGCCTACTTCAATATTTACTTGGTCAACCATTCTGGTCTCTCCGATGGAAATCCGCTTGCACCTAATGCGCTAGCGAGTTCGTTTGGGTCTTGCTCTTGTTGTTTACTTCTAGGCGCTTCATGTTTAACACCTAATACTGCTGCTATTTGTGCCGTACTCACAGATAAAGGAGGAATGACATCCCATCGTTTTTGAATTGCGTCTAAACGATCAAGTGTCATTTCCTCATCTATGTATTCCCACGACCAACCAAATGCATCAATCAAGGCAACATATATGTCGCCCCAATCAGTTGGTTGGTCGTTTACGCTTCCCCCGATTCCACCTTCTTAAATCCGGAGGTATTTAATACAGCCTCTAAAACTGCTTGAAAGTTTCCAAGATCAATCATGTCGCGTAATTCATTAATATCAATATCAGGATAATTACGCTTTACAGCCATGTGCACGATGTCAACCACAACATTCATTTGATCTTTAGTTGGATTGGTTGACATACCTTGCAATGAACCGATATTTTCTTGAAGGTCTTGAAGAGCGCCGAATGCTAAAGGTGGAATCCGATACTCCTCAATACCAAATAATACCCACACTCCACCGCGATTTTTTGTCGGCTGAACACGGGTAATTACATCTTCTTCAGTTTTCATTTAATTAATACTCCTTATTTTTTTAAAACTAACTGTTATTCGTCTAAGCTCAAAGTACCAATATTATTTGAAGCATCAGCAAAAGCGGCAAATTCAAATGATGGAATAGTAAAATCTTCAAGCTTAGTAGCCAAAGTCAATTTGCTGGACATACAAGCATTCAAAACAAGTGTCATTTGTTTACTATTGAACGTATTGGTAAACACGGCGATGAATTGAGGTGATGTACCAAGCAATTGATTAGTGATACTGATTTTTTTACCATTGGCGGCATCAGAATAGTTATAGCTAACCAAAACAGCTACAGCATTTTGAGTGGCATTGAATGTATAAACACCAGTTGTTTCATTGCATGAGTATTGTTGACCAACTGGGCCAGAAGTTACGCGAGTGAAAACTGTACCGTCAGAAGCTTTAATAACGCCTAAGTCAGTTAAGTATGTGGTGTTATTTGTTACTGTGACAATATTAGCTGTAACTGTTTGAGCCTCACCGACTAAAGTTTTTGTTTCGCCAGTAGCAGGATTTGAGTAACCAAAGAACAAGTCATTAAATGCTTGTGCATTAAACTGAGCGAAAGCGGCTTTACCAGCAATTTTACCAGAGCCGCGACCTAATGCTAATGGGAATTGATATGAACCGTATAATTCCTTAGTCGTAAATTGGAAATCAATAGAAACATCCTGCAATGCACCGAAACGAACAGGCGTTGCAGGGGTATTTGTAAGGCTGCGACCGTAAAGTACGCCTGAACCGAATTGATATTGCATAATATTTCTCCTTAAATGAAAAAACCGCATTTATGCGGTTAGTGTTTGCTACTTTTACTATTTAATTTGCTGCTATAACTAAGTTAATTGGTATAATACAAGCTGCCTGATCGCCGAGATTACCTTCAAACGTCTGAATCGTGCCAGCGATATAGCAACTTGAAACAAGACCACCGAGCGTACACGCATCGTTCATCACATCATCAATTGTCAATGAATTAACAACTGCATCAATTAGCGGATTTAAAACTTGACTGGCAATAATGCTGGTGTCCCCCAGCTGATTCGTATTCGCATATAAATACAATTCGATGCCTAAAGTCCATTTGCCAGGCAAGCCTTTTGTTTTCTGAATCGTTTCAGTTCTTTGTAATTGCAATAAAGCTGGCTGGTCTTCAGTTGGAACTTCCTCCCAAACTCTAAGTTTTCTTGTCGCCATCTTAAATGCTGGCGAACCACCTACAGTTAAGGCGGTGAAGAATGCGAACACAGCGGCATAAATATCTTCTCTAACCACGGATAACCTCCAATGCCGTCTGTCTTATATCTTCTTTAATTTGTGGTGCGAATTCTTCTAATGTTGGTTTTAAAAATGGCCGCTCATAATGCTTTGTGCCTGGCGGATGTTTAGCGTAATAATTAGCTAATGCTTTGCCTTGTAATGTGCGTGGGCCGCCACGTGCGCCAGCACCAATCTTTCTATCGAAGCCATCTTCCCAAGCAATACCGTAATCAAGATTAGTAGAAACTCCGCCGAATATACCGCCTTGTTTTGGTTTTGCAATATCTTGAATTATTGAACGTCTTAATGTGCCAGTACGCACATTTAAAACTTGACCAGTCAATTTATCCTTAACGATTGATCGTTGCATTTCAGCCGTTAAACGATTAATCGTATTTGTCATTTCAGTACGCATTAATGCTGGCATAGCAGCAAATCTTGCAATCACAGCATCAGCATGGATGGTATATATAAATTCCATTAACCTATCACCATTCTTTTATATGGCATTAGCATGTCTCTAGCACTAGGTGACATTTGTTGTTGACTATATACAACGGTTTCAGTAGCTAATTTTTTAGAACTAATGCCGATGTTATTTTTTTGTTGTAAATCAAGACCTATCATTTCAATTACTGACTGTTCTACAACGGCAGGGATAAAATAATAATCAATTGTCATCGAATGATTGTATTGAGTTGAATTAAATGTAATCACGCCAGCAGATAAACTATATTGTCCTGAAACTGGTGCACTGCCTACTTGTGTCAATGTGACGGCTGAAGTGTTGTCATAAACACTCACAATAGATGATACTGTGCCGCCATCGGATGGCGTTATCGTTGGGGTGTTACCAGTAGGCACGTAATCTGTTTCAGTCGTTTCGTATCCTGCAACCCATGAACATTGAACATTCTGGAATCCACGAGTGAATAAATTTCCCCACAATCCACCGCCGACAAGATATAAACATTGATCATCAAACACATAACCGGATTGAATTGCATCGGTTGATAATGTAATTGCAGTTCCGTTGAGTGACAATGCTGAAACTGATAAGATTGGGTTGTCCGGCAAAACTAATCTAGTTGTGCCAGTGCCATTCAATCTCTTATTGGTATTAGTAACGGCGGTAAATTTACGACCGCACCAATTCTCAACAAAAGCAGATTCTCGAATGATAAGCTGTGCAATCAATGTATCTTGATTGGCCGTAGTAATTCCAAGATAGGACTTAACATTAGCAACAGTTGTCAGGTTTGACATTGTTATTTGTCCTTCTTATCTGCTTTTACTGGCGCTGTATATTTGGTTAATCCTTGATACATTAAATCATTAACATATTGTCGTGGCACTGTGATGCAATTATCTTCGTCAGCTTCAACACTGAACCCACCAATAGAAAGAGTTGTACCCATTCCGTCAGGTAATTTTAATGTTTGCATATCTTGCAAAAAAGGATTCATTTTAAATCTCCGTTTGTTGTTAAATAAATCACAGAGGGAGACTGCTTTCGCAATCCCCGACTGTCATTTAGCTAATTAACCATTAGCCACATTCGTAATAACTCCGGTTGAGAATGGGGCAAAGTGTTGTAGGCAACCATCTTCATAAACACCATATTGGTATTTGCGAGTTACCAAAGGCCACTCAATTTGATAATAATCACGGCGCATACGCATTTGCATAACGTTTGTGACATTAGAAAGTGGATATGGTAATTTGCTTGTTGTAAACAACATCGTACCTGCTGGCATATTTGGATGTAGACGGATTTTCAATTCTTGAGCACCATCCATACCAAATTTATTCAAGTATGAACGAACCATAATACCGCCGCCAACCATGCCTTGATCTGCATTAAATACGAAGCGTTGAGCAGCGTTAGCAGCGCCAGCAAGAATTTTCTTACCAATGTTGTTCATTTCTTGAGAACTTACCCACAATGTATCAGGTGACAAACGATAATTATCCCAGAAGGATTTTAACGCCGCGTCAATTTCAACAATGCCACCAGCACCATCGCCAGTTAATGGTGTACCGGTACCAGCAGTACCAGTTGCCAAAACAGCTTGATATGAGTTTAATGTTGAATTTGAAGCGAATGTCAACAAGCCATCAAATGCCAATGAATTGGTTGATTTGTTGGTTGCTGATAATGCTTGAAAATTAACAACGCCTGGACTCACAGCAACACCAGTAGCATTTGCAGTAATTAAAACGCTATTGATGGTAGTAATTGCACCTAATGTTAAGTTACCTGAGTTTGCACCCCAGAACCAAGCATAGCCAACAGCGCCAGCAACAGCCGTAACAGTTGCAGAATAAGTAACTGCAGAGCCGGTATTAGCATTGATGATATTTGCTTGAGTTGATGGTAAGGCTGTACCGCCACTAATTGTATCGGTTGATGCATCAGCATTGGTGCGTGTGTAAGATTGCACTATACCAGTTGATAATGAAGCGTTTAAATAGCCTTCAAAAGTTAATGCGACACAACCCACACCAAATCCAGCATTACCAGTTAAAACTCCGCCAGTATTTGCAGAAGTTACGGATGGAGTTGGTGTATTAGCAACTGATAATGAGTTGTTACCGCCTAAGATAACTTTCTCTTCAGAAATCATCATCGCGCGTAATAAGCCTTCAACTGCAAGCGCTTTTACATCTTGAAAGTTTTCTGCCGCATAATCTGCTTCGAATGTCACTGAATCTTCAAGGCCAAGGCCTTTGTAAGCAGCAGTATAATCGGCAGTTGTTGATGTAATTACGCCTGAACGATTACCGCCAGAAACGTAAGGTGAACCTGTTAATGCAGTATTCACACCAGTAACTGCACGCCATGCGGCTTGTATGCCGCCTTTACCAGATACACGTGGTATTTCATTGCGTAACGGTGTAATGACAGGATAGAGCTGTTTCGCAGGAGCTTCTAAGTCATAAGCAGTGATACCACTAGTAGCGGTTGCTGACTGTGTCCATGCTTTGGTTAATTCAGTATCTGGCGTGCCTTGGGCAGCCTTTAACAGAGCTAAGGTCTCTGCTGTGGTTTGCTGATTCATAATGTTCTCCTGAGAGATATTGCGGTTAATTGATTTTTAGGTTAATAAAAAAGCCCACATAAGTGAGCTTGTTGGTTAGTAGATTGTTGAAAAATGATTAACCGCGATAATGTAGCGGCTGACCCCCGTTATTTAATGCTTGTTTGATTAATGATGCAGCCGGATGAATAATACCGTGGTCATCTTTGATTAAGTCTGATTCGCTTGGCTCTTTTACTGATACGCCATTATCTTCAGCTTTTGAAACAGCGCGTAATGAAACACGCGGCGCTGCTGGTTGCGCTTCCAATTTAGTGATCTTGTCGTTAGCTTCTGATAATGCTTTGTTTAACGGTTCCATTGCATCAGCGATTGCTTTTGATAATGTTTCCGTGTGTGCTTTTTGCAAATCTTCACTTGATTCAGATTTATCAACATCTGCACAATCAGCACCTAATTCAACGGCGGCTTTGTGAATGGCATTAATCTGAGTTTTATCGGTTGAACTATTGCGAGCGCCAACTTTTATTAAAGTGATTAATGGATCGCCTTCATATTTAGCTAATGAACCAATTTTTTCAGATAATTCCATAGGCATCCATGACACATCAATGCCAGTCCCTAATTCGCCAACTTCTTCAGCAACCATATCTTGTAAAACTGATCCGCACAATGCAAGACAAGCCGCTAATTTTTTAGGTACATCAGAATCATCGCCTTCACTAAATGCTTCATATTGAGCACTTGAAACTAAATATTGTAATGATTGAATGAGTTGAGCAAATTCAGCGCAGCAATATAAACTTTTGCGCAACTCGCCGACTGATAGTTTTTCAACAATTACAGATTCTACTTTTTCTTTTGATGCTTTTACCATTTCAATAACTTGCGCCATTGATAATTTTTCATCGTTCATTAATTTACCAAAAGCGATAATTTCATCAGGTGTACCAACCACTTCAACGTCCTCAACTGTTTCAGTTTTAGCTATGACTGTTTCATCTTCGACAACATCATCAACTTTTGAAAGATTATCAGTAGTAATTATTTCAGTTTCTTTGAAATCAATTTTAGCTAATGACCCGTCAGATTTCTGAACTTCAAAAAATTTAGCGGTAGGAATGCATGGGCTATCCACTAAACTAACCTCGTTCGGCAAAGCCACATAACGAGTGATATCTCTATTGTTAATTTTCTCAACAGTCTTTGCTCCATATGAACCCCCGATGCTCAGACCTCGATAACATCCTTCAAGCACTTTCTGCCACTCGTTGTTGTCTATAACCTTCAAGCAAACATCTATCGCCTTTTCTTCATCATTAAAATCTATCTTTGTAAGCTTTCCAACAGATATTTTTCCGTGCATAGCTCTCACATTTCCCAAAGACTTACCATCAGTATCTTTGGAAAACTCAGCACTCCATGCTTTAAAATTTGGTTTACTACCTTCATAATCCATAATTTCGCCAGATTTATCCACAACCTCTTGAGCTGCTCTAGCGTATACCAAACGTTTTTCTTCATCTACTTTAGTTAACTGCGCGAATAAGTTCATGCCCATAATATTTCTCCTAATCTTGGGCATGTCGCCCGATATTTATAAAAATTAAACGCTAGCGCCGGTAATTGGATTGCGCCAAAGTAAGCCATCCCAAACAATCAAATAAGCAAGTGTCGTATCGGCATAATGCGATAGTCCGGCAGTTAACCCGGTAGTTGGCCGCTGTGCAGTTGTACCAGAACCTACAGAAGTAGGGCCAGCCACATCAAACCAGCCGTTTGCAGATAAAATAGAAGCATCGTGATCTGGCACGTCAATTGAAGTGCCCATTGCTAACGCATTTGTTCTGCCATTTGCTACTTTTATCTTAGCACCACTTGAAGGTAACATTCTTTTCATGCTCATAACTTACTCCTTAATTTAATTTTACTTTTACGTGATTTTTTACCAGTATTGCCGTAAGCGGTGATACCAGAAGTTGCGCTAGATGATGCGGCCCAATCTTTGTTTAATAATGCGGCTAAGTTAACTCGCTCTTCTTCTTCTTCTTCTTCTATCTCAATTTTAGTTTTAAGTAATTTAGCCAGGTTCATGGTTATACAGCGTCACCACGAGTTACATATAAAGTTGAGTTACCTGCTGAAATATAGGCAATGTTAGTATCACCAACATGTAATAAACTAATTAAGGCCGGCTGATTGGCAAACACTGGGAAGCCGCCGCCGTTAGCCGTAGGAATCGCAACTGGCAAATTGGCATCGGCAGTCAATTCACAAAATACGATTTGTGGGCCAGAATTTTCTAATCTTAAGAATAAGCCGCCGCCATTAGGTAGACTTGCATTAAGACTTGCGCCATTCGCCGTTAATGCTAATGTGCCGTTTTTATTTGCTCTAAAATTCATTACTATTCTCCTTGATCTGTCTGATCATTTTCATTTGTTTGGTCTGCAACAACCGGTAAAACCACACACTCGCAATTTGGGTGAAGAGGGCTCATATCAACCCCGCCAGAAAAGTCTTCGTCAATATCAACTATCTCACCGTCTAATTCTTCGCAATCAGAGCAACATCCTGGCGATACCAACCATTCCTTGCGATCGACTACACCAGTTTGTTTCCATCCTTCAATATTGCCTTGTGAATGTGCAAAGGCTAATTCAGTACGCGAAATCATATCAGCGCGAGATTCACCGAATGCGCCCAATTCTTGAATCATGTCAGATAGCTCTTTAGGACTTAAGCCTTCATCGAGTGCCTTTACTAACGTATCGTGCAATGCATCTTCAGTAGTTCCAGCCAAGTCTTGAATTAACTCGCCGCCGTGCGATTCTGCATAATCCATAGCTGACTGATTAAGCTTTGTTGATGCAGACTCTGAAACATCAATTTTTACTTGATTAAATCCTTCGATGCCAGATTCCTTGAATATCTTAATCATCTCAGGCGTAATTACATCAACAATATCAATGCTCATTTCATCAATGCCTAGAGCTTTGAGTATCTGCTGTATTACTTCTTCATCAGACATTTCAGCCTTGTTGAATTTATCTCCGTATAGTTTAGCGGCTTTATCTGCTATCTTTTTCGCGTACTCATTTAAAACGCCATTAATCTTGCGCGTTAACTTTGGATTCTTTTCTTCTATTATTTCGCCAGCTTTTGTTTTTTTAGCGACAGCTTTATAAATTATCATGCCGCTTCCATTTCTTGCTTATATAACATCGCAGCTGCAATCACCGCATATAACTCAAGATCAGTATCAATCATGTGACCAATTGCGCGTGTTGCCTGAATGTTCTGTCCAGAATTAACCACACCAGTAAATGATGGATTAATTACAAAGCCTACTGAATGCGTTCTTTGAGGTGCTTGTTTTGAAATCATTACTACATTTGTAGTAGGATTAATTACCAAGCCTAAAACTGATGATTGTTGCTCACCTTGCGCGGTTTTAATCTGTGCTTGATGTCGGATGCGGTGATCTGCAACATATTCGACATTCTTCATCCATGACTTCTTATTACCAACACCTACGCCAGCACCATCAAGCGATGCAGAAACTACATCACCGCCTACATTATTTCCCTGAGCATCTACCGTTTGCGAACCTTGTTCGCTTGTAACTGTACCAGTTGTACTTCCATTTCCACTAGTACCAATCGCATCAACCGTTTGGTTGCCTTGGCCAGACGTAATGGATGAAACAAAACTTAATAATGCGCTTGCATTTACAGATTCACTTGAATTGCTACTTGTTTCTGTAGCAATAAATGCAAGTAAACTATTCGCGTTTACTGATTGACTTCCCTGCACCGTTGTAACATTACTAATAAACTGCAATAAAGCCGATGCTGAAACTGATTGCGTTCCTTGCCCAGAAGTTGCAGTAGCAATGAATGATTCCACATCCGTAGCATTTACACTCTGTCCACCTTGCCCAGTTGTTGCAGTGGCGATAAACGACAATAATGCATTACTTGAAACGGTCTGAGATCCTTGTCCGGTAGTGACCGATTCAATAAACTGAAGCAACGCAACGGCATTTACAGTTTGGCTACCCTGCCCGCTGGTAATATTACCGGTAATATTTGTTGACCAACTTGTTTCGTTTACATAAACACCATTAACAATTTCACTTCCTGTTCTAGTCTCATTTACGTAAACAGGGAATATAAATCCTGCGACTATTGTTTGACGGGCCATAATTAGCTCAATGTAATTGATGGATCAATATAAAAAGTGCTAGAAGCTAATGCAGCCTTAACATAAACATATAACGAGCCAACTTGTGCAGGCTGTGGACTAGACAACGTGACGGTACTTTTAAACCGCATACCCGCTCTAAATACGGCCGTACCGTCAGTGACTGTGCCGCCATCTACAGCACCAGCGAATCCTGCAACTTCTGCAATCGCTGTAGTTCCGGCAGTTGTACAGAAAAATATTCTGCCAGCATTGTCGGAAACTTTGACAATATCCCCCAAATTATAAGCTGTCAGATTGGCGCGAGTTGCGGCCAGACTATCCCATGCTTGCGTACTCGCAGTAAGTGCCGCTCCGGAGGCTAGATTATCAGCTTTTGAACCAGTAGCAAAAGATGCTTGTGGGTTAGTCGATGAACCAAGATACCCTACGTCAAACCATACTTGATCATTATTTGGTAATGATGCTGAATTCCAAATACCTTCAATTGTTACGCCAACATTAGCATTAATTGTGGAATTCCAAATCTCAGTCAATATCGCATTAAATGGTAATGTCCATTTGCTATTTGCAGTGGTGACTATTTTCCATGAAATACCAGTTATACCATCAGAAGCTCCGCCAGTTCTAATTACAACTGTCTCGGTAGTTTGTGTGCCTTCATAAACATATTTCTCAACTCTATAATTAGACGTACTATCACATCTTGAAGCCGTAATCTCCATTCCTGGTGATGTTGGTGTACTACCTATAACAACCGATGCATTTAATTTGCAATCTTTCAGAAAATAATATTGAGGCATTGCAGTCGCCCCGATAATTGTTTTACCGGAACCCAATGCAGATAAATCAACACCATCCAAAGATATTGAACCGCCAGCAGAGTTCGCGACAAATAAATTGGTAGGAAATATTGAGCCAGTTATTGCGTTTGCAGTATTTTTCCATTTTAATGTAACCGATCTATCTGCTATCGAGGATGATGTACTCCCGACTTGTATTGTCGTGTTTATCCATGTTACAAAAGCAATTCCGGTAGTATTCCCAAGGAACAAATTTTGAGCTGATCCGCTATTTCGGTTTATAGCACAATTCTCATAAATAAAAGCACTGCTTGCAGATGCCGCAATCGATGATGCCGCGGTTCCTGATGTTCCACAATTAAAAGTAATTCCGTAATAATAAGCACAGCCAGTATGAACTTGAGCGGTGACGCCAGTCGTTGATATTGTTGCTGTAGTTCTTAAGTCGGCAGATACGGGCGGCACAGTTCCGGCATGGTTAACGCAATAAATAAAACAAGGATTTGATATAGTTCCTGGTGATGTTAATGTTAATGTAGTCGCTTGGGTCTGCGCATGATCTTCCGATACAAAAAAACTATTACCTGCGGAGCCGCCAGCAAAAGCCGCATCTAAAGTTAAATAAGCATTTGCCCAATCTACACCAGTGGCAGCACCACCAGCCAATGAGCGAACATATACGTTTGCCATTGCAATTAATTATGAATTAGCTGTGCTTACTGGGATAGTATGAGTGAAGCTTGAAACGCTCACCTGAGCATTAGCTTGAATCGCAATACTGTTTAAAATTACGTTAGCCAATGTTGTGCCTACCGACACATCAAATACAGCGGTCGTATGGTCAGTTTTATAGCAGCGACCCCATGTACAATTTCCGGTTAAATTAGCGGCAGAACAAGCGGTCATCACGCCAGCAGTAATTACACCGGCTACCGAGTTCCCGAACGCAGTAGCATTAAATGTAATTGAAGCTAGTTTATTTTGTGTGGATATTGCCGTATCGCCAGTGGCCGGTTGCGCGCCATCCAGTAAATCTAAGAAGCCTGAATTCAATAAAACGCCTAATGCGTTAGCTTCAGTATTTACTGCCAGCGCGGTAAGTTGTGTGTTTTTTGACATGAGTTAATCCTTTTTCAATTCGTCTTGATGAACAATTTTAGCTACGATAGAGCCATCCGCCTGACGCTCTGCGCGAACGATGCTCTCGACTGTTTTAGGTTGTGGCAAATGCTGAATCGTATCGCCAACGTGAACAGGCGAAGGCTCGACGGTAATATTTACCGGACTAGGTTCTGCACCAGCAACGCGTACGAATGTATCGCCTAAATGTATTTCAGGTGGATGTACTTCAACATGAATCATCTTATTGTTCATGTCATTGCCATCAATTTTCTTAACTGGAGTGTCAGTTGGTTGCACATCACCTTCGCCACCATCGGCGGCAACTTGTGTTGGTTGTTTAACTGGTGGTGGAGGCCAAGCAGCGGCTTCAGCTTCTGGTGTTAATGCATCTAAACCTAAACGTTCACGCACTTCTGTAGGAGTAACGACTCTTGATGCCGTATAAATTTGATCTACTTGCGCCTGGACTAATGGATCTACAACGCTTTCCATCTTCCATTTAAACTTAACTTCAGATACGCCCAAATTCACAGCAATAAGAAAATTCATCTTATTTTGAATCCAGCGCATTAAAGGCATTAAGCCTTCTTCTTTTGCTGTTTCAGCACCTTGTTCTGCTGTAGCACGATTGTTTGATTTAATGAATGGTGTTGGCGAAATTGAGAATGCAAAGCAACATATACGTGCTAGCCATTCGTCATATTCATCTTTTAATACATCTTTCTTTGGAAATACAATGTTTTGCAGGTTTGGTAAGAAACGCATTTTGCGTCTAGCTGCAGTATTGCCTTCATTCATTGAATCCCACATTAATTGAAAATCAGTAATTTGTTTCGGAGTCCACGTGTCAGGCACTTGAGCCAAAGCTTCAGGCACATTACCAGAAGTATAAAATTCTAGTTGTGACATTTGACGGCGCAATGCAATGTTAACCGTCATCATAATTTGTTCAACTGGACTGAATCCATACAATCTATTTGAACGTGGATTACGCATCATATAAATCAATTGGTCAGCAGTTAAATCATTTGCCATAATGCCATGTAATATTTGCTGATAAGCAACATCAGGCGGCTGTGGTGTACGTCCAGTAACATCAATCTTGCGTGTGATAGTTGCAGCGTCAACAATCTCAAATGCTCTCACCTTGCCACCACGGTTCATCGCTGGATAAATAGCTACTGCGTCAATAACCAATAGATCCTCAATGAAAATTGACAGCCAGTCATCCCATGAATGTTCACCGTCAGGCCGTTCAAGAAAATCTGATACTAATTTAATCTGACCAGCCAATGATTCGTTGGTCACCTTTTCGTCTTTTGGTACAATTTCCCAATCGAATGATTTGATCTGATCCTTGCGCGTTTCGATGATTATACGAAGTAAATCGTAACCATCTGCAAGATTACGCATTAAATAGAATGGATTAGATTCCGTGTTGCGTGGCGTTACTCTGGTATTTATGGCAACAGGATAATCGAAAGCGCGACCTTCGGATTGCAATTGTGCAACTGGCGCTAATGGCTGTGATGGGCCGAAGAAATTATCTGGAGCCACCCCGGTGATCGCATACTTGATACCAGCAGATACGCGAGCAATTAAGCCTTGATCTATATTCGTGCCTGAAGTTTCGCGTGATGCCATAATTAACTATCCATTCTGATATTTACACGATGCAACATGCCAGTAAGCATTCCAGCGTCTTCAATTAAGTTATTACTACCGGTGTAACATTGGCTATAATTACCTTCATCATCACGGTACATCATGATGAAATGTGTTAAATTGCCAGCTTTGGCCTCAGTCAATAATTCAGCCAGAAAATTAATCGCCTCTATATTTGTTTCTTTAACTTTTGGTGGCGCAACTGGAAACTTAACTAAGTTCACGATTAATATTTCTCAACGAACTCAAAGGTCAATGTTGATTTTGTATATTCTTCTGGCAATACAGTGGCAGAACTAAATATAGATGTGAAAACTGTATTATCATTTTCAATAGCTTCAATCAATATATTAAGACCACGAAGAACATCTTCTTTCTTTGCGCCAAAACTAAAATCACCTACTTTTTGACTGAAATCATAGGCTGAAATTTTGCTCATCGGTTATTCCTTTTTCTGTGTTTGTTGCCGCATATATTCAACAAGGCCCATAGTTTTACCGCGAACTCTTCGCCAGTTTAAATATTGAGTACATGCGTCTACTTCATCGTCATGTGCACCAGCAGGAAAAGAGGATATTTCACTTAAGAATGTTTCTATATCGGAATCAATACTAGGATCAGGCAAGAAAACATTTCCGGCCTCTTGCGCTGGCTGTGCTGCATAAGCACGTGCAACTTTCCCACCTTCTGGCTGGATTGGGATAATCCCAATTATCTCACTAGACAACGTTTCTATGACGGCGCTGCCGTTCGCCTTATCCTCGACAAGTATCGCTATGGACTCAGGATAAAGCGCTTTCATTGTTCTTATTGCTATTACGGTCGCAGCGAACCCCATCCGCTGTTTTACGCGCTTCAATAAATAATCGTTTGCGCCTTTATTCCCCCATGCCTGAATTGCAACATAATCAGAATTAGAAGTTTCTTTAAAGGTACAATCAACACTAATTACAATCTCTTCTAACTCTGGTAACTCTTTATAAAACTTCCAATGATTGCGATTAAATACTATGCCACCGCGTGGCACAGGTAATTGCTGATACAAAGCCGCCCATGTTCGACTATTCTGTTCAAACTGTGCCCAGTGTTTTGTATCGAACCATTCAGGCCAAAGATATTCACCTTCCTCGCGGCCCAATGGATCATTCTCAACTTCACATTTAGCTTGCAAACAAATAATTTCCCACTCATTACCATCACGACAAAGTATCTTGCCACTTTGTCCATTCCAGTTAGTTGGTAGTATTCGTCCGGCAATATCGTCTTCATGCCAGCGAGTATTATGGCTAACTAGTCCATTAGCAATAAAGTTTTCAGTCCCATCTATCTGAATATCAAAAACTTCTTCAATACCAGCCGCTGTTATATCAACTATCTTGTCTGGAATGAAATCTGAGATATTGGGACGCCGACATAGCAACTTCTTCAGTTTTTGCATACCCGACAACAAGATTGCAGTCATTGCAAAGAAGCGCCCTGACCTTTCCTGTGTCGTGGCAATGGTCAACGCAGAGCTTTCCACCCCAGTGCGCTCTAACATTGTATCCTGGTGATTGTCTACATATTGCGCACTTACCTTCC